ACACAAAAGGACCATCGGAATTTACCAATGAAGTGGTGGATGTTTGTGGAAATTGGGGAAATCCTTTATTGTTGATTGAGCGTAATAATCAAGGAACGGGAGTATGTGATACTCTGGCAAATACACATATGTATCAGAACCTTGTGTCTTGGGGTGCAAAAGAAGCGCATAAGAACAAGCAGAATGGTATGATTTCCCATATCAATACCAAATACAAAGCGGTGGAGAACCAAAGATACTTTGTCAATGAAGCACAATCAGTAACATTCCGTAATATTGATACCCTCAAAGAGTTCAAGACATTTGTGCGATACTCCAATGGCTCTTGGAAAGCAAAAAGCGGGGAACATGATGATAGAGTCATGGCATTTGTATGGGGATTGATGGCTCTTTATAAGGATATCACTGAATTGTATTTTGAAGTTGAAGCCTTGGACGATTGTGATAAACCATTGGTGATCAAACCCATTGATCAAGGACTATTCAAATACAAATCATCCACATCCATATACACCAACGAAGAAGTTGACAAAATTGAACATTCCAATCTTGCACCAATGCTTTTTGGTGGTTCAGGTTCCATGGCAGATAGTGATATGGCAGAATTGGAAGCTGCGGGATGGGTATTACCCGATCATTCGGTGTTTTCCAATCCTGAAAGGAATATCTCTTCCGATCAATGGGATGCTATGAATAAATATTTCGGTTGATTTGAGGTGTTTTCATGCTAACGTGAAAGTGTGAAATGTTATGAAAATTACATCACCGATCTAAAAGATGATGAAGTGTTTGTTTTTACCAGCAACGAACAAGGGTTTAGTGGTGCTGGATCAGCGGGATATGCATCTTTTGGAGAAATTGGTAACGTTTGGAGAAAATACGATTACCATTTAAAAGAGAATGGGTGGAAAGGTCGATGGAATGTGAAGGGTTGTGCTGAAGGTATCCAAGAAGGGCGAGAGGGTAAATCATATGCAATCCCATCCGTCACGAAAGCGGGAGCCAAACGATCAATTCCCAAAAAACAATTAAAACAAAATATCCAAAGGTTTTACCGATTTGCGGAGAATAATCCAAAGTGGAAATTCTATGTCGCGCAGGATGCGAAGTTGGGATATAATGGATATTCCGTAGATGAGATGGTGGAAATGTGGGCAGTTGAATATCCTCCTGATAATGTTTATTTCTATGAACCATTCTATATCTTATTGAAAGATTACTTTCCATTAAGTATTCTTGATGATGGAATCAGATATTAATAATATACAAATATTATATGAAAATTTTATTTTCGAAAAGACTAGTGAAAATATTCACAATAAAATTATAGATTTCATAGAAAAATATGATGGGTCTGGAATGGGGGGGGATTGTGGATTATTTGCAATAAAATTGAATAATTATTTGGGAAATATTGGAGAATATTATGCAGCTATTAATTCTCAAATATGGGAGTTGGGTGAATATTGGTTGGGTCATGTTGGGTTGATGGTTGATGGTTCTCTTTATGATATCGAGGGTGAGGTAGAAGATTTAGAAATTTTTAAATCGTGGGGGCAAGTTGATGAAGATGGAAATGAGGCTGATTTATATAATTTATCACCAGAAGAATGTTATGAGAGTGAAATAATAAACATTTCTGAAATATGGGGAAATAGTGTGGAAGATATGATAATGAATAATACTTCTTGTAATATAAATTAAATAGTAGTATGGCAACACCTATACAGCAATCATGGCTTAACCGATCACGGAAGGATAAATTCCTTCTCGTTTTCGATTTGCCCCCAATTCTCAAGAAAATTCAATCAAATTACACGAGAAATAATGACACGATCATTCCTGATAGTGTGCAATTCAGCATCTATGGGACAATGGTTCCAGGTCTGACAATCAAAGCGATTGCGACTAGATATGCTGGTGATACTCTTTATGTGTCATCTCACTCCAAAGATCCATATCCTCCTGTAAATGTTAAATTTAAGGTAGATTCTGGTTATAATAATTATTGGGCAATATATCAATGGTTAAATCTGCAACATGATCAAGAAACAGGTCAATTTAATGCAAAGGGGATTGTGGTGGATGGAAACTTTGCCGATTATCAAACAGATATTACGATGTATGGTTTGGATGAATATGATAATAAAGTAATTCAATTTAAATATACTAAGGCATTTGTAACATCAATCGATGAATTAGCATTCTCTCAGAATGAGACGGGTGAAATGGAGATTGAAAGTGGTTTCTCTTTTGTATTTTCTCAAATGCATATCGAGCTTTTAGGTTGTGATCGCTATAATCAGACTCTTTCTTAAATAAGAAATTTTTGTTCGGTATTTGCTAAATACTAATATGGCACGCACTATAAATTCACCGGGAGTAGAAATCTTCGAAAGAGATTTGAGTCTCATCGCACCAACAAATGTTGGCACTAACGTTTTCGTGACTGGTTTCACCCCACAAGGACCATCGGATGAAGTGATCAAAATCACTACTAGAGACGAATTGGAATCGATTTACGGCACACCAACAAACAGTACGGAAAGATATTTTTATTATACTGTAAGAGAACTTTTGAATTCTCCTGCAAATATCTATACTTTCCGTCTTCCTTATGGTAGTGGTTCTGGTGACGGATTCGGTACACAACACACTGCACTGGTTTATCCAGTAATTGCGGTTAAACCTGATACGGTTTCATCTACGATTATTAATAATTTGAGTAGCTCGACTCTTTCTGCTGCATCTTTATCCACTATCGCCAATTTGTCAGCATCGGTTACAACTAATCTGGATCTTTCTGCTGCTTCTTACATCTTGGGTAGCCCTATCCAGTTCACTTTAACGGAAGCTCAATATGCCCAAGCAATGGAAGGGACTCTATTTGATTGGAGTGCAACTGCTGCGACTAGAACAGGACTCAACTCCTTGACATCGCTAGGTGGTGCTGGTGTTATCGTTCTCGATAAAGCACAAACGACTATCAATAGCCAATTTGAAGGTTACTATGTTGGTATTTGCGATAATACTAACATCGATCCAGCTTCCCCATTCAATGCTGTCACTCGTGCATATACCACTAGCTTGACTGCTGCTTACCATACCACATATACTCAGATTCCAAATGGCACTTTGCAATTCAATCTGTCTTCTACCGCAACAGGAGCTTCGAATAGCATCTCTCAAATCATGGAGAATCTTACAGATTACAACATTGATGGTAGAGAAGATGATGACCTTCTGAACGTTGGTGTATTCAAACTTCGTAAGAGTATCTATGCCACAGAATCCTTCAAATTGGATTTCGTGTTGGATGACAGAGTTGTTGGTTCGATTGATACATTCCGCACTCAACTCAATCCTACAGGCGGTCCATCTGTTCCTTTCTTCTTGGAAACACAAGATACCAATGCCCGTAATGTGGAAATCATGGTGAACCCATACATTTCCAACAAATTTAGAGAATCTTCGTTGGATGTTTCAGGTAATCCTCAGAAGAAGATCAGAGTGTTTACTGATAATTTCTACAATGAAGTTAGCAAATTATCTGCTGTTGGTAGTTTATCTGCTACCAACAAGTTCGGAGCATTTCAACAACAATTGGATGAAATTACTAATAAATTGGAAGTAAAAGCTGATGCTTTGTATCCTCTTGGTGCATACTCTGCAACGAAAATTACTCAAAAATTGATTGGAAGTGTTCCAAGTAAAATTAATCGTGCTTTGGAAAGTGTCAAAAATGACGAAATCTATGACATCGATGTTGTTGTGGAAGGTGGTCTTGGAACAGTGTTTACGATGGCATCTGCCGCTGGAACCCCGTATTATGATGATACCCTTTACACTACCGCTTTGAAAGTGAAAGTTGATTCTCTTAGAACATCACAAGATATTTTCAATAATACAGTTGCTACTGATATTCGTGGAAACTACAGTGCTATTTTCAATCAATTTGAAAATTTCTGTAACCTCCCCTCCAATACTGGTGGTCGTGGTGACTGTATCTTCATTGCTGATCCAATCCGTCACATTGTTGTGACTGGTAGAAATAGTAAAATTCTTTCCGACAAAA